TTAGACAATTCATCAAAGAGAACCTAGAGATATGGACAGATGAATTTAAAAAAGAACTTTATGAAATCTGTAGAGAAATGGTAAAGCTTGAAGATAAATTCTTAGACTTAGTGTTTGACATGGGAGATATTCAAGGTCTTACCAAGAAAGATATGTATGCTTACAACAGATACATAGCTGATAGAAGATTACTTCAGCTAGGATTAAAGACTAACTATGACCAAAGAGAAAATCCTCTTGGTTGGATAGATGAGGTTATGGGTGTTGAGCATCAAAACTTTTTTGAAGGTCGTGCTACATCATATATGAAAGCCGGTTTACGTGGTAGACAGGATAGAGTGTTGTTTTTTGATACAAGTGGAGAAGAATAATGAGCAACAACAGTGAAGCAAACTTGATAAGCTTTAAAGTTTTATTAACGAGAGATAATAAAATCGTTACAGAATTTAGTATGCTACCAGAGAAAGAAGTAGATAATATATTTGATATAGATGAAAGAGATGTAATAAAAGCTGTACTACGTTCCGGTAAGTACAAGATGTCAGGTCTACACGAATACTTTAAAAGGGAGTTACAAGCTTTAAAGTTGGGGTAGCGTTTAAACTACCCCCAACCTTTACTTAGATATTTTAATCTTTATAGGTTTCTTTTCTTCAGGAATAATCCTTTCCATTTCTACAGAAAGTAATCCATTCTTTAGTGTTGCCTTTTTGATTTCAATATCATCGGCTAGATTAAAACTTCTTTTGAAAGAACGTTGAGCTAATCCTTGATGAATAACTCCTTCGACTTTTTCTTCTGATTTCTCATAAGCAATTGTCAAAGTTCTTTCTTCCAAAGTAATATCAATGTCCTTGTCAGTAAGTCCTGCCATAGCCATTTCAATTGTATAAGTTTCTCCATCCTTGATAAGATTATAGGGTGGATATTGTGGTACTGATTTACCACGAGACTGTGTCTTTAACATCTCATTGAAGAGTCTGTCAAATCCCACATAGGTTGGTGTGAATAGACCATTAAGGTCCAATATATTTCTGCTCATAATATACTCCTTTTAATAAGCAAGTTTATAATGCCCCTAGAACGCTGTGTAAGCCATTCTAAGAACGTTTCTAATAGTACCCTATATGAGGATACCTATCAAGAAATCAAGAGGTAATACCACATTCTTTTAATCGTTGGTATTCTCTCTGTCTAATATCATTTAATTCTTTTTGTAAAAATTCTATTCTTTCGTTTTGTTGAACATCTAATGGCAGCATACCGCCAGTTTCCCATTCACGAATCCAAGTGCTATGTTCTTTAACATCATCTTTCAATTGCATATTCTCTATTTGCAAAATATTTATTTGTTCTGTTAAAGTGGCATAGCCATATACAGCTAATGATAAAGCTATCCCTATTTGGATAAGATAGCTTAACGAAATATTAAGAGAAGATTTTTCGTTTAGTATAGGTTTCATTTGTCAGGTGTATTCGATGCTCCAAAATAAAAAGATATAACTGCACTTGCCAAGCCTCCTAAATAGCCTAACACTAAGTTTATAAGAGCTTCACTGTTTTGTTCAGGTGGTTGTAGGGTTACTAAGAATATATAACCAAGAAAACCACCAACAGTGGCTATTCCCATAATACGTGCTGTCCAATCTCTACTAAACTTACCACGTGCATCTTGTTTATCTTGAACTTCTAATGCAAATACATCTACTTCTAACTCTTTCATTTGAACTTCAAAATCTTTCTCAGCTTTTTTAAGCTCAATCATTTGTTCAGCTGTCATATTTTGTATAGCTTGTTCAAGAGACTTAGGATTGTTAGATACTCCTAAAACTTTACTAAGTATTTCTCCAGCTTGTCCACCTATTGGACCGCCTAAAGCTGCACCAAGTGTAGGTGCTAAACTTCCAAGTATGTTTTTTAATTTACTCATTGTAATTCCTCTTGTATTATGGTACCTTCCAATAAATCATTGACTGCATCTAACAAATAATCAGGAACATCATCTGCTAATGGATTGTCTTCACTGTATGCAACCATGAATGCCTCTACTAAAGTTTCATATAGTGGTCTAAACTCCTCACGCTTTATCCAAGCTAGTCCAGACTTTGTACGGGCTTTACAATCTATGCGATATGCCACGTCCATTTGTTTCTCTGTATATAATAACATTAGACTTGTTCCAGTACCATAGCTTGTAGCTCTTTACTACGTCTACCCACTTGTTTAAACCACCTGCTGTCTTCCATTTGCCTAGCCATTTCTTCCCAGTCATGGTTCTGACAGGCTTCTATCATCTTGCGAAACATTGAAAGTCTTGACCCACCTAGATTAAAACACATATTAACTACGACTCTTTGGATAGGCTCCGGTAAGTTTTGAAACACATGGTCGCCACCAATAACATGAATAGCTTCGTGGTAATGTTTGTCAAAGTCTTCATCAAAGTACATGTCAACAACTTCTTGACTAACAGGTGTACCAACTTTCCAAGTATACTCAGGGTCACTAGGCTGACACAGGTGTCCAACACCAAGAGTTTTATAGCCTAGACTATCTTCATAGATTGCTAAGACTTCACCTTCGTGTCGCTTTATTTCAGCTTTACAAAGTTCCCTGTTCATTATTTAAAACCTAATATTTTCATTTGATCGACTAACCCACCTTTTCGCATAGATACTACTCTTCCACCTTTCACAGCTTCTTTAATTTCGTCTGTTATATCTACACTAAATGCGTTGTGCTTTTTAGGAACGGTAACAATATTGTCTGCCATAAGTTTTTTATTTTCTAAAGATTCTTTAAGCATTTCAAATGCTTCATCCTCTCCAAATTTTTCTATGTTCTTATCATACATGTGTAATCTATAAGCATCTTCCGGTGTAATAATACCCTCTTCGTCTAACGGGTCTATGTACAATACATCATTTTCTTTTGAAACAGATTCACCATATTTTTTAGTAAACTTACTAACAGCAGCAGGTATTTCTTTATTATAAATATCTATAACTTTTTTACCGTCTCCTTCTAACGAAGCTGTGTCATATCTTTTAGATGTATTAGCAAAATTAGCAGCTTGGAAAATTTCATCCAGCATTTGAACTTGTGTAAGATAGCTATTTCTAGGACTAAAGGCAGCTACAATTAAATCCATATTTATACTAGGTATATTTTTATCTTCGATATCTTTTAGAAATTTTGCTTTTTCTTTTTCATCTACAAAATATTTATTTAATAAATTTTCTCTAGTAATTGGCTCTGCTTTAGATTGATAGGTTTTTACATTATCTTCTATAACATCTTCCCTTTGTAAAATAAGTTTTGGATTTTTTAATTCTTTAGAAGTAAGTTTAGAATCGAAACCGTGCACATACTTATGTGGTAAAGGCAGTATGGTTTTTTCCACAACATATTTCTGTTTGTCGTCCATCAGAAGCTCTAATACTCTGGATGCCTTTTGTAAAGATTTTTGAGCAGAGTTAAATTCCATAGCCAAACCACCAGAATTTTCACGAAACTTTCTTGGTACCGCCGGAGTTACCCAATCTAAATATTTAATTAGAAAATTTACTTTTCCAATTTCTTTTTCAAGATCATCATTACCTGCACGTATATATCTCATTATGTTATCAGCTACAGCATTTTGATTTTCTATTGGATATTTTTTAAGATTATTTAAAAATTCTTTTAAATCAGATATAAAAGTACCCATATCGGTGTCATAAAATTCTACACCTTTTTTTGGAGTGGTTTTTGAAACAAAGTCATCAAGGTCTTTTGCAAAGCTTTTTACAGTATCAGATACTTCTGGAGCTTTTGCTATCTTTATAGCGTTTACGATATCAACTTCTTTTTCATTTCTTGCTAATTGTTCAGTAGCATTTATAAATGAAACCCTATCATAATTACCTTCAGCAGCAAGTTTCATTATATCTCTGACTACAAATGTTGCCCAATCTTTTTTATATGGGAAGTCTGCTATCTCTTTACCCTCTGACTTGTATCCAAACTTTCTACCAGCAGCGTGAACATCTGACTGAA